TTTACCATCACCCTCCTCAGCTTCCGTGCCTGCTTTCCATACTTCTTTGAAGCAGTCAATAAACAACTGCTTGGTGATATCCACCCAATCAATTACACAAAGCGGCTGGATTTCAACGCGGCCGGCGTTAGTCACCGGCCCCACTTTTTCATTATGATTTTGGTTAATCATATGAAAATTGGTGGAGTACATGCCACCGTCAATTTCGTAACGTTCGCCCTTTTCTTCAGGCTTAGTCGGTACGATATCCACAGCAAGCGGCTTAAAGCCATACTCCATAAGGAACCAGGGGATATCCTTCTGGCCTGCACGATGCAGGATTACAGAAGTCTTATCCCCATCACGGTCTGAACCGGCCAATACGCTGCCAATAGCTGCCAAGTCAGAGGGCATTTCAATGATGCCTTCTTTGATATTGGCATACTGTTCTGCAGCACAGATGGCCTCCTCTTCTGTGAGGTAGCCACGTTCGACGAGGTCCATCAGAGCTGCCTCAATTTCCTCGTCGTCCATAAAATGAACGAGCACAGTCTCACGAGTACCCACGGATGGGTATTTCATGAGCGCACCATAACGCTCTTCTCTGGTGGCATTAATACCATTAAAGAAGCGTGTTGCGCGGGGGTCGATAACATTCATAATGTTACCGTTAATGCTCGTAACTCCAACCGTAAGAGCCTCTTTGACGCCGAACTTCTTTTTGAGAAGTTCGTATACCGGGTCGATACTAATCATGCTCGTGTGCCCGTCAAGATGATAACGGTCGAGTTGTACATGATTAGAGAGCGTACGAGCGATGTCATTCGTAGCCCCCTTGATGAGCTGCGGCCACATATTAAGTGCACCACTATTTAACCCCATCAAGAGCGAAGAAGTATAACTAGCGTCAACTTCTTCAAAGCCACGATAACCATCGCGGCAACAACCATCGAGGTCAGACACCTCGTTAATCGTATGGTCAATAGCGGTTTTGATGACTTCATCCAGGTCGCTAAGCACCTGTTCCGTATCGGCGCCATTTTTAATAGCGTCGTTTGCATTCCTGAAAAGTTTCATCCACATCTGTGCGGATGAATACACATTCTTGTCCTCATCCTCTGCATGAGGAATCATAAGAACATTCATCCCGGTTGGGGTGGTTACATCAAAGATGTCCTTCCAGAAGTTGCGGTCCCCAACAATCTCTGGCAGTTCAATACCGTTGGCAATAGCCTTAAAGGCATTACCTTTGACATTAGCTGCTGCATTAACGCGCATGGCTTTTTCTGCAGCCTTAGCCTTTTCTTCGGCATTGATTTTCTCAACGATAGCTTCACGATCAACTACGGTGTTTGCAATGGTGTTAACTTTCTTCATGATAATTTTCCTCCTTTGTGGCTCGACGGCCACTATCTAAAAAAAACAAAAATATAAAAGAGCTTTTGATAATCCAGAGCTCTAACTGGAACAGAACTAATTAGAACGGCAAGTCTCCCCAGGAGACATCCGGCCCAACAAAGGCCGTCTGTTCCTTTGGTAAGAACTCTCGGGAATGACATTCCATTCCCCACGGGCAATAAACACTCAAAATGTTCTCAATCTCCTGCCAAGACAACGAGAACATCATCTTTTCCCTTAGTATGCTGCGAATAACAGCGTCTTTCGGAGTGTCCGTACCTCCTATCTCCTCCTCTCTACACATTTTGGTAAATCTTCTGCGGGCCTCAATATGGTCCGCTTTATCTGCCTCCTCTAAGTCCTTTACGATAGAGTTAAACTCCTCGGTTACGTCAATATCGGCTTCCTCACCAAACGGATTGGTGAAATAAACCTTATTCTTGGCTACCACCAGAACACGCCCCTTTTCATAGGCACCCTTATCACCAAACATGAGTGCTCCGTTCGAGCGCACCTCATAGTGAGCGATAGCTTCGCCCAACATAATAACAACTGCAGATTTGATGACATTCAGTTTAAACATGACACATTCTCCTTCTCCCCGTATATGCCGATAGGACAGCTTGAAAAAAACAATTATTAGGAGTATAATTTAGCCAATAGGAAACGAGCAGTGTTGCAGCACCGCCCGTTCCTACTGGGTGCGTTATCGAACTGTCACTCGGAAGTGGAGCCCTTTCAGTCCTAGATCGAGCTCTAGTTCAATACGCTTACCCTTGGCTGATAAGTGGCGGACATTCATCCATGAAATAGCCACTATTATCAGCACGAGGCTAATGGCCAGGAGCATGTACTCAACTCCTTTCTGACCTCAGCTTCGCAGTACTTTTATAGCGCCCCTCTGGCGCGGGTTTTTATCTTTCCTTAAGTAATGCTAGTTACTTAAGTGCGGGCTGGCCGTACTTCGCACGAATGTGATTTACTTTCATGCGACGTACGGTCCTTTCTCGCTCCTGGTAGTTATCCATCTTTGCCATGCCTTTGGCGATGACACCTGCCATAGCAACCGGCACACCGGTTACGATAGCGGAAAAACCTACAGGATTGGACAGAATTTCGTTTAGCATAATACATTCTCCTTTCGGGCTCGACGGCCCAACAACAATAAAATCCAGACCCTCCCTGGGCTAATATGCCAGGTTTAGGATCCTCACTAAAATACTAGGTGCCTCCGGAAATTTTTCACAAATTTCGTTTCCCTATAGGAAAATTGACATCATCAACTATTTCATTAAATCGGCCGCCCGCCACCACTTGCGCCGCCGGTGAACATCGTGTATAATAATAAACAAGGAAGAATGATTAAAAATACAACCGAAGGAGATGTTAGTATGGGTGTTGATTGGGGCGAATATTACGGAACGGAAGACCCTAATGAAATGAGCGCCATGATTGATGGATACCGAGAGTCACGAAATGCATCACCAGAAGATGACGAGGAGATATATAATAACGCAGTTAAAGAGCTCGAGAACGTCAAGGCCCTGTTCTGTGATGATAAGGAAATCTGTTTTTTGGCAGATGAACTGATTAAATGGAAATGGCCATATCTGTTTAACGTTAAGCCAAGCATCACAAAGAAGGAAGTCTGGGATAAGGCTTTATTGGATAAAAACAGGCAAGTCGTCAGCCGACACCTGCGTTGGCTGAATGGTTTTATACTAAAAGAAGAGTGACACTCCCCTAACATAAAACATTCCCATAATAAAAACAGGCATTCCCAAGACCCAATCAAAACATCTTGGTTCTGCCTGTTTTTATTATTTTTACATCGGCGCCCGCCTTTTAACAGCAAAAGGATATACGCGGAGTTACCGCGTAATATTGGCTTTGATGAAAAACAGAAATGGGCAACGGGCCTTTATATTTTAGCGGATGGCCTGCTTATTTTCGCCCCTGTCGCTAAAATAAAAGGAAAAGGATAAGGCAAAAGATGCTAAGTTTATCACAAGTATTAAAAATGCTGATAGGTAACTCCAAGTCAGTATTGGCCGCCCTTGGCGCCATTGAACGGGAGCATCCGTACGAAGTGGAAGATGTTGTGTTTAACTACGCGCACGGCAGCATCAATATGGACTGGTTCCTGGAATGTACAACAGCCGGAGTAACCGGTACTGCCGAAATCGCCATCCCGGAAAACGCACAATCCGGCGATACGATTACCGATGGTGAAGTTGTGTGGAAACTCTTCTCCATGGAAGATTATTTGGAAGAACCGTTTGACCCGTCACTCATCCAGATTGATACGTCAAAAATGATTCTTACGAAAGATGAACCGGAAAAATCATTTGAAGCCATCATCCCAGCAGACTGCACGCTGGAGGTTACTCCGGAAGACCCGGATGTAATTGAAGTTACCGTCAAAGAAATACAATAAGTCACACTGCCGCCCTACGGGCGGCTTTTTGAATCTTAATAACAAACTTCTTGCTTACTTACCACTTTTGATGTATAATAATTGTAAGAAAGGAGCAATGCTTATGTCGGTAAAAGTCTATGCCGTAAAGATAGGTGTAACCCCAGGCGTATACTACACATGGGGAGAATGTAAATCTCAGGTAGATAAGGTTCCGGGAGCAAGTTATCGAAGCTTTTCCACAAAAAGTGAAGCGGAAGAATGGCTGAGTCACGGGACAATCAAAAGAGCAGCAAAAACTACCTCTGATACAAAAAAGAATAAGGTATTCTACATATTAATCAATAGTGACGGCAAGCCGTGCTACGTTAACCGATTGGCGGCAACGGCACCACGAAAACCTGGAGAAAGGCTGATGGCTTTTCGGGATAAGGCGGTTGCTTCCATGGAATTCCAAAAGCTAAAGCGGAAATGGCTGAATGTTTTTCAGCAAAATAAAAGCAACAAACGGCAGCCCTATCAGAAGCGGGTCCGGAAAAATCCTACAAAATCAACGCCCTGGTGTTACAGTGAACGGGAAGAGAAAAGCATAAGTAACGCATTGCGAATTGCAAGGGTTGGTACAAAAAGGCTTAACATGAGCCTTCGCAAGCTCGGTTAAAACAATTGGTGCTCTGCACCATATCTTTTACATATTTTCAGAATATTTCATGCTTTTGCAAAACAGACCGGCGTATATCATAAATGGTTAATCCCAAACAAACGTTGAACCATAAACAATATAAATCGAACTAAACCAAAGCAAAATAATATCCATCCTTTGTTGTTTCTCTGACAGCCGTGCGTAATATCGGCTTAGAAAAGAAAATCAAATACGACCACAGAAGGGGTTAGTTACAGAATGAAAAACTCTACTACTAAACAGTTCGGCGACAAACAGGAATTCAATCTGAAGGAAGTGCGGGAACGTGACGATATGTACAATCGTTTCGACGCAAAGCAGCGCGCATATTTTCAGGCCATTAAAGAGCACGTATTTACATTCTGCGAGGCCACCACAGGCAGCGGTAAAACCACAGTCTCCATCGCGGCAGCACTTGATATGCTGGCCAACGGAGAAGCCGACCGCCTCATTTATGTAAGAACTCCAGATGAAAGAAGCCTCCGACTCGGATTCACTCCTGGCACCCTAGAGGAAAAATGTGCAATCTATTGGGGCCCTCTCTGCGATGCACTCCTCGCTCTCGGTATAACCCCTTACATGATGTTCCAAATGGTTAATTTAGGACTCCTGGTGGAAACCACAGACGTGTCGCTGCGTGGTGTTAACTTTAATCGCGCTGTCGTTGTATTTGATGAAATCCAGAATGCGGATGTAGAAACCATGCGTATGGTATTCACTCGCTGCCACATGAACTGCCACGTCGTTGCTATCGGTGACCACAGACAACACGACAATAAAAAGATTGACGATGAATTCTATGAGTTCTGCATGTTCCTTGCCGATTCCCGACTGGGGAACAAATGCGAACTCACCCATAACTACCGAGGCGAATTCAGTCAGCTTGCCGAAAGTTACGTTGCCCGCAAAGATAGAAAGAAGCAGGCAGCTTAACATAAATCAAAAAGTTTAATTTTTTTCATGGCCGTCCACTGTTCCCGCAGTGGGCGTTTTTATATGCCCTGAAATAATTAAAAATACGATGGTCTTTTTCATCTTGCAGCACTTTATGAGTTAAACGCCACTTCTCTTCAATATGACCCCTTTTTGAGGCACACGGGGTAGGTTGCAGACAAAGTTTGTAAATGCGCGCGGGCGGATATTAAGATTTTTAAGACTTTGGGTCTTGTGCGTTCTTTTCTTATACAGAGGGATACTATATCTACTGGATAGGTTATTATGGTTAATCTAATACAGGGGGAATATATAATAACAATACGAGGGAAGGAGAATACGAGAGCACTCCCCTATGAGGGGTACAAGCCGTTGGCTTGTATTTACTGTTACAAGGCTGAAGGGGAGCACAGACTTAGGAACGGAGCGGAGCCCGACAAAAGGAAAAGGGAGCTGCGGGGCGGTGGCCCCGCAATTGCTGCTAATAGCAGCGGTTTTACATCCTGTTGGGGCGAGATTAGCTTATTCTTACTTACAACTTTTTCAAACTTTTTTCGACCAGATTGTTGACAAAGATGAGATTAAGAGGTTATAATAGGCATGTAAGAGTTAAGGACACGATGGAGGCCCCCTCCTGTCCGTTAGGTCAGTAATCTAATCAGTGGTGAGGGGAGACAATTTCATACGAAGAAAAGTCCGGCGCATTTCCGAAATGAATGCGCGTGGTGGCCAGGATGCCTGCGTGTTCCCTGGCTCTGCAGACCAAAAGGTGATCCGGTGGAACGGTAATTGCCTGCAGGAAACAAAAATAGCGCCCGGTTGAGGTTTTTATCTCTGCGCTACTATCCGTTAGTAGTCGCATGCTCTCCGGAGAGTAAATATCAAGAAAAGAGCTTGGCGGAATAGGTTATCAGCCCATATCTGAAAGGCGCGTACCCGTCGCGAATTTCCGTCAATGGTTTCGTAGTTTTTCCTAAAAGCGAGTTAGTGGACATTCTGGCACACGTAATGTGTGGGGGGTCCATACGGATATGATGAAATTCAGGGTGTTACCCCTGTTGGGAATCGAGGCCCAGGACGAATTGAAGGCCTATAACGTATGGAAGTTTCCGAGGCATGGAGACACTGACGGGTTCTGGTTCGTATTGTGTAACAATGCAACTTAGGCAGTTTTACCTGACTTTTCGTATATGTCTACTATTGGTATATACGGCCGCAGACCAGCCTCTGCGGTAAAAGTCAGGTTGAACTGTCTGGAGTTAACAATACAATAGAATGTTTTTCTTAAAACGCTTGTTTAAAATTAACCATTTGATGTTCGGGTCAAAAAAACGTTTGCACCTAAACATCACAAATGTATTTGGTTCAACGCTCGATTCGAAAACGCCCCTGAAACAATGTATCAGCTTAAACATCCTGACTTCGGCGCCAACATTGAAACAAGCTATTAAGATAAACAATGTATAGAACGCCGGAAACACATGGTCTAAGCTAACATAATGAATGATTAATATATACAAGCCGTAAGCCCCAAGCAAGCCGCGGTAAGAGATGAGCTTCCGGAAAACAAGCGTTAGGAAAAGACAATACGGTTTCGCCCATAACAAAGTAAATATTTCCAAAGGAGATATTATGCTTTTTAACAGCCCCCTATAACATTGTACAGGAATGTAGTATACGGTATAAGAGGAGAACTTCTATACATTCTATTTTAGATAAAACAGGATGCAAGAAGCTCTCCTCTACTTTTGTATATGGGGGAATACCAATGATAGATAATGGTAATACTCCCCCAGAGGCAATAGCCTTAGAGCTAACATGGTTATGTAAAACATACGTTAACGGAGGACAATAATGGATAATACGAACGACACGGAACTGATGAGTAAACTTAATAATACAGTCATTGTTACGGAAAGCGGAGCAGATAAACCTTACAAGCTTGAGGATGCAAACATTGAATTTGATGTGGGTGTATCAAACGATGGTGACCTCATCTTCAAGGGTGGTAAACTTACGACCAGTTATTTCATTCAGAATACTGAGCTCGACAGTTTGGAAACCTGGAGATACCTTATCGAGAAAGTGAAGATTAAGGGGCTGCACATCTCCACAAGCAAAGATATGATTACTTACGAGTTTACGGCAGACAGCTTCGTGGATTACACGGTTAAGGAGGAAGCTGATGGCTGAAGAAGCGAAAGAAACAGAATTTAATGCGCCTACAGCTGCAGAGGTTGAGCTTGCTGAGGCTCAGAGAAGCTGTGACAAGCTTATGGCTGACATTAAGACCAATGTATGGGGTCATAGTCAGAAAGGGCTCCTGGGGCTTAAGGCGGAAATGCAGCGGCTATCCTTAAAGACGGGGATGTACGCGCGTATTCCAATTTACTGCAAAGGTGAGAACTGTCCATACAAAGAAACCTGCAAACTCTTCCATTATGGACTTGCTCCGGAGAAAGAGCCTTGTCCGACGGAAGTAGCTATGATTGCCCGTAAGGTCGCTCAGTACACGGAAGAGTTCGATTTGGATAAGGATGATGCCTCTCCTACCGATAAGGCCCTTGTAGAGGAAATCATCACAATGGAAATCTCCATGGAAAGAGTCAAGGCTCTTATGGCTCAGGAGACAGAACCTATCCAGATGATGGTTGTAAGCGTATCTGAAGATGGCGAGCCTGTATATCAGCCGCAGGTATCCAAAACGGTAGAAGCCTACGAGCGTTTCTCCAAGAAGCGCAATGCAGACTATAATCTCTTAATGGCTACTCGCAAGGACAAGAAGAAAGACGTTGAAGAAGAAAAGCAGGCTGATATCTATTCGATTATTGAGGAAGCACAGAATACGGAAGGCTTCTTTGATATGGATGAGCGGCCGGATATTCAGGATGCAGAATTTACGGAAAGCGAGAACAAGAAATCATGAGCAGAAGTTCGCAAGTAATCAATGCCATCGGTACTACTGCCGGTAATGTTTTTAACTTTATGAAGGAGCCCTGGAGAGCTGGTATAGACTATGCTACAAAGGATGGCAATAAGACCTGGAAGGGCCTGGCAAAAGAAATGTTTGGCGGCAATAAAAAAGATTTAACCGCTTTTACAGCAGGTGACCAAACATATAACGGCGCAAAGATTGCCACTGCCTTGGGCGGACTTGGTATCGGCTACCGCTTCGCCTCTGGTGGTGGCGCATATCGGGACAAGAATGGTAACACGGACATTGCCGGCATCCCATTTATTTAAGACTCGGAGGTTGTACTAAATGGGAATTACAACCAGTATTTTTAGAAAAGCAAAGTCAAAAGCTGGGCAAGTTGGCCAGGGTATCAACAACAAGATAAATAATTTGGCCGAGGGAGTTATCACATCCCCAGCTAAAATCCTGAAATATGATGAAGACGGGATACCTAACGGAATAAGCAAAATAGGTTACGGAGTTATTACCGCGTCTACCCTGGTAAGTTCTGCGGCCGGCATATACAACGAAAATGAACGGAAGCATATCGGGCCAACAGACGGCCGAATTGTAACCGCCACACCGGATTATTCCGTCTATCGGAAAGGTGCCACCATGTCAGCTCCTGGCGGCGCAGACGGTTCCTTGGTATTTGCCCTTGATAAGACGAAGAACGGAGGCTTCTTATAATGAATATCGGGACAAAGATTATAAATAAGCTTGCCAAAAACGACAAGGGAGAATGGAGTAAGATGGCTATGGCCGGAACCGGAGTCAATTTGTACTTCGGTGCATCCGAATACGCAGATAAGCGCGCGGAAGGAGAAGGTGTGCTTTCTGCTGGCCTCTCTGCGGCCGGAGACATCGCTCTGGGTCTGTTAGCACCCATGAAGGTGTATATGGGTGTTATGATGGCTCCTGCGCTTGCTGAGGGCGCTGTGGACGCATATCACGCCCTTGACCAATATGGCCGGCAGTTAAAAGCCCAGCGACGAAATCTCCCCTTCCAAAATGCTACATTTGTAGATTCACAACAGACGTACACCATGCGTCAGGCCGGCATGAATCTTGCACGGCAGGGACAAATGGCCGCGCAGCAAACAACTATGGGTAACGAGGCATCAGCCTTTGCCCGTTATTAAAAACTCGGAGGTGAAAATGCTTGGGTAAGAATAAAAAAGAAGTTCATGTTCTTGACCAGATTATGCAGTCAGCAACAGATAAGTCTGGTCAGTTCAATATGAGGCAGGCCGGGAAAGAGTATCAGAAATTCCTTCAAGGAGTCCAGGATGATTATGACAAGTTGGGGAAAGCGGAACAGGCCAAGGTTGGTGGCTTCCATAATTATCTCAACCAGTCATTTGATAACGCCAGTCAAAAAGCCCTCGACCGCATGGGCGATTTTTTAAAGGCCGAAGGAAAAGCATGGGGAAATGTTAATGCTACAATTATACGGTATGAAGACAGAATAAAAAGAATTGGTGACCCACAGTCACTTAGCAAGAAAGAGCTGAAAAGCTTTTTTAGCCAAAAGCAACAAGAAATTTTCAAGCAACAAGCAGCCGTAAGCACAGAACTTAAACTTGGTATGAGGGATAAACTAACATATACTAAGCGAAAATTTCAAGATAAGGTTGGCGACCTAATGGATCGCTTTAGAGGCGGAGAAGGCGGTCACCACTCAGCGGAAGATTTTTTACTAGAACAAAAAGGTAGTCGCCGCTTTATGGGGGAAATTAATCAAAAAAGATATGAATTAATGAGGCAAGAACTCAGCAAACAAAAAGGCGACTTACGCAAAGATGTAAAACAGCTTAAAAAAGTATCCAGCGCAATTAGTAATTTTGACTACGACGCCATTGAGGCGACACAAAGCCAACGTGGCGTTAAAAATATAATCAAAAGCAGTCGAAACGAAAGAGCTGCACTTGCAGCAGAAAAAGCCGGCAAAGGTGGCGGCTGGGGCTGGAAAGGTAAGGCTGGTGCCGTAGTAGGCTTGCTCGCTCTTGGCGGCATTATTGGTAATCAGTTTGCGGGCGGCAAGAAATCCAACGCAGAACTTTACAACCCCAATCCGCAGCCGCAATATTACAGCTAACAAAAACAAGGATACTCTATCCACTGGATAGGGTATTTTTTGTTTCACGAAAAATGCAATGTTTCACGCTACGCCAAACCGCATAAATAAAAGTTTAACAGTATTTTTGTATTGCATTTTTCAAGTTATATGTGGTAGAATAAAGCATGTGGAGGTGGTAGCTGTGAACCCGCAACAGCACTCACATGGCGGGGCTCGCACTGGTGCCGGCAGGCCAAAGAAAAAAGCGCGCGACCTGCAAAAGACACACAGTATTCGAGCCACAGATAAAGACTGGCAGGAAATCCAAACGGCGGCCAGAATAATCAAATCCTGTACATCGGCTAATAAGCGGCCGCATGTTTTTCTGCTTGGTAAAGATGAGGTTCAGCTGGTAAACAAGCTTCTCATAGATGGCTTTATAGAAAACTCGCAGAATGCACGATGGGGAAAGCCAGAACCAGAGCCACCACAACCTCCCGTTCAAACACATGAGGATATTCAGATAGTAAAACCGAAGAACCTAACCGAAGAAGAAGCCGTGTCCAAATTCCTGGAATACTACCGGCTCAACAAAATAGATTGTATGAATATGATTGAAAGTAGACTTGAACGTGAAGTTAGGTTACGTGAGATACGGGAACAGAAGGCCCGCAATACAGCAACAATGAGCAAGCTGGAAAATAATGTTCAGGATGCTCTTGATAACATAGATGACATAAACGCACGCATTGAAAAGATGTTGCGTTTCCCAGGCATGAGATAGGGGAATTTCCCCTATCTTTTTATTTTGGGCAAATAAGGGGCCTTGGGCGGTAATATTGGCTTTGAGTTCCTTAATAGCTATTTCCCCTTTTCGTAGTGCTATGGAGGAAAATTTCTTTGGATGAACGCAAAAGAGCCCAAATAAAAATGGCTGCAGCTATCTTAAAGAATCCTGTACTCTGGGCCAAAGCATGCCTTAAAACAGTGGATAACGCCACTAAGCAGGTTGTGCCATGGACTGCCAGATGGTATCAGAAAGAGATGCTGCTTGATAAATCCGTAAAGAAAGTAGCCCGATGCGGGCGACGAACGGGTGGAGTTCTGCCCATCCCCGACAAATTGCTGGAATGCTTGACGGCGCATCACTAAAAACCTCAAGAGAATCAGCAGCGAACCTCATTTGTGAATGGGGGCGTTCAGAGACTAGATGCGGGGTCCGGTTGTCTTATGACCAGTTGACGATAATGAAAAGGGGAATATAGGATGATTTTTGAAACGAAGCGCAATGTAGTAAATAACGTATTCACCGTAGAGGTCACCTTTGCAGGTTACGGAACGGATGAGATGGACGAAAAGCATGAGCAGGCTCTCTTCAATGACCTGGGCAACCCGGTTATTAATATGGGCGCCATTGTGTTTGAAGGCCGTTTCAAGGTTGATGGGGACCTGCGCGTAGTTCCCGCTGAAGGCGAGGACGGCGATGTTGTGAAGTTTATTCAGAACGTGAAGCGTTACGAACTTGCTCCCGGCTTTGCTGTAAGATTTAGCGCCGACGCCGGCGATGTAGCAAAGTCTGAGCTTGGTGAGCACCTGAACACAGCTCGCCTGGTAGCAGAAGCTAAGGCCCTGCTCTTCCAGCAGAAGGTACACGAGGCTATCAAGGCTGTCGTTGAGGAGCTGAAGGCACAGCGTACCCGTTTTGAGACGGAGACTGTTGCAACTCTCACGGTTTAATAAAGGGGTGTTGCGATATGAAGCTGAAGTACGACTATGTCGTGAAGAAGCGCAAGATTACCATTGAGCTCGAAACCGTGGATTTCACACCGAAGGAAATTCGCGCGCTCGAAATGCTCGGCGAACCGGTAATCAGCTTCCAGAAAACATATCCGGGTGGATTCACTATTTCTTTGTGCAAGAAGCTGCGCAGCGAGTTTAAGGCTCGTATCCGCATTGACGGCACGAATGACGTAGAGGCCGCAAACAATGCTGGCCAGAAATTCCTCACGGATATTAAGGAACACCTGGAACTTGAGATGGAAAAGCTGATGGATTCTTATGAAGACCAGGTTTTCCCTCCCATGCACGGCAAGCTTGATATTTCCGAATATCACTAAGCCGTAAATAAGACAAGACAACCGGAAAGGGATAGTCCTGGCTGGAAGTAAAACCTCCAGTCCGAAGACGGAAACCATGTGCATAGATTCATTGCACAAGGCTTGCACGAATCGCTCGTTCGTATGTTTGTATGCAGCGCCATACGAAGTACAGATACGAGCGATTTTTAACCGATTAAATGAATTAATCTCACTGTCACCTGCAGTGAAAGAAATGGTTATTTCCAATACGAAAACACCATTTGAAATTAAGTTCCGTAATGGGTCTGCAATCCGTGGCCAAACAACAGGTGCTTCATCGGGCGGCGGCGCTGTCGGATTCCGTGGTCAGCGTGCGGATGCGCTCTATCTCGACGAATCGGACTATATGAGCAACGCTGACTTTGACTCAATCCTGGCAATCGCAGCGGAACGTGAAGGAATCCAGGTTTTCCTCTCCTCTACTCCTACTGGTGCGCGTAAGCGTTTCTGGCAGGCTTGTACAGACCCAAGTATGCATTTTAAGGAATTCCACTACCCATCCACCTGTAACCCCAACTGGGGTCCGGAGATGGAAGAAGAATTCCGCTCCCAGTTATCTGAGCAGGGTTATATCCACGAAGTTATGGCTGACTTCGGCTCTCAGGAAACTGGTGTATTCGATAAGGATAAAATTGACGCAGCGATGAAATTTATGCGCTATGCATATTCTCCACTCACCTATTCTCAGCAGACTAAGGTAGAGGAAAACGGATGGCATGTCGATATGTATATTCCGCCAGAGAATATGACAATTGGTGTTTATAAACCAAATAGATTTCGCACAATGGGAGTCGACTGGGATGAACACATATTCGTAGCAATTATGTCCCGCCACACAGGAATGTGTGGGCAACAATCAGGTAAATTGCTGGAATGCGAGCTACGCGAGAATCAGCAGCCAAGCTTGCCGCTTAAGGCCGCAAGAAGGTTCAGAGACTAAAGACCTGATATCCAGAACGGATAATGATATAGTCCGCTTATGTTAAGTGAAGTACGGCGCCTCTTCGTCAATCCTTATCCTTGATTATGTACCGCGTTTTGGACGGTTCATGGTCACTCGAAGAATTGAAGTTCCAAAAGCGGAATACAGCTTTGATAAAGCTGTAAATATGATTATAGACCTGAATAGAATTTACAATCCCTCATACATTTATGTTGACCGGGGGTCTGGTGAAAAATAATCAACAGAAAATCGTGGACCATGTCACTTTTCAATTTTAAACGAGTAATGTCGGGGTATCAACTAAAAAAAGGAAATGATACGATGCCGACACCAGAATGGTTACCCAAGGCGATAGAGCTGTATGAAAAGGACATGCCATATTATAAAATTGGAGAATAACTAGGACATAGCAGAAAAACCGTGAGTTACCACTTACGAAAAGCAGGGTATAAAAGTAACCCGCTATATGCAAGAAAGATAGACCCAAAGAAACTTGCAAAATATGACTATTCTGTAGCAGAAAAAGTATTCGAAAAAATTGACACCGAAGAAAAAGCCTATTGGCTCGGTTTTCTATATGCAGATGGACATATGGATGATAATAAACACATGGTCTCCCTATGTTTGAAAGAATCTAACCTATACGCAGTTAAGAAGTTTCGTTCGTTCTTAGGCTTAGATGACAAGAAAATACATAAAAAGGTAAAGCGCAGTAACGGAAAGTCTTACATTAGTTACGAGATAAGCGCATCCAATCAAAAGTTGTACGACTGTCTTTGCAGGCTCGGATGTTTCGCCAATAAGACATTCTCTATATGTTTTCCCCGAGACATTATACCTGACAGCTTACTACATCATTTTATCCGAGGGTATTTTGATGGAGATGGCTGTGTGTCTCATAGCGGTGAAAATGGTTCAAAAATAACGATAGAGATGCTTGGGACAAAGGACTTCTTGGAAGGGTATCAAGAATGGACAGGGTTTCCTCATAAACTATACGGTTTTAATCACAGTGATATAAGCCGTTCTCTTTATGGCGGAGCAAAGGCTATCATAATTCTTGATAGGCTTTACAATGATGCAACTATATTTCTCCAAGAAAAATATGATAAGTATGTTGATTTACGCCGTCTTGCAGTGACATCATCCAAGAGAACTGCAAGAGAATTAGCGGACAAAATCGGTAGAGGCTTAACTGCTAGTACCGAGGTAACTACTGCGCAAAGCGCATAGCACCGTAACGCATAGAGGGTGAAATAATCCCTCCAAGAGTGCCCGCTACGTGGATGATACGCAAGAGCTAAAAGCTAAGCGTCGTAAAAATGTATGCTAGACTGGGTTGGAATTGACCAACCGATGAGCAAGAAGAATTTTAGCATTTCGCTTTTTGCAAATGAGGGAAACCTCCAGAGCTGCGGATAAAAAGCCGCAGGTTAATAACGATTCGGAATACCAGTTAGAAATGCTTCATAAGTATGGTGACCAGCATCCGGAATCCGGCTTAAAAGTAAAAGTAAAGGGATTCCAATTCTCTCAGAAAATACCTGTAATGGATCCGGTTACGCATGTTATGGAGCAAAAGCCTATGAAGCCATTTATGGTGAACCAGCTCTCCATGTGTATTGAGCGCAATCAGCTTATCATGTCTCCATTTGACGAGACACTGCATAAGCAGCTTGTAGATTACGAAGTTGTGCGTGTAAGCGCTAACGGCAACCCCGTATACACCAGCGAGAACGAACACTTTGTTGATGCGCTCGGACTTGCCTTCCTGGCTTTTGCCTTGGAGATGCCAAACGTAGCCAAGACCATTGAGGATGTAGATTTCACAGCTCATATGGTAACGGGTGAATCTCCGTTTGTGAAATCCGAAAACAATGCGATTATTAATAAATGGAGGGGCGCGGCAAACCCCTGGAGCGGTTTGCGAAACGGCAGCATCTCCTATAAGGACGCTCAGGATAAAAGCGATGGTGACCAGCCAAAATTCTTCAAGGCGCCAATGACTGCTTCGACTGGCATCAGGCGCGGCGGAAATTGGGGTTCCAGAAATAGGCGGGTCAGTGGTTATACTGGCCGCTCCATGTTTTAACCTAACCCGCAAGAAGTCCTCCACCTCTTAGGTGGGGGTGAAGGTGGGTATGGCGAATTTACGTAAGTAATTAAGCCATACGATACTTTGTGACTTTTTTGTGATAAAATATTGGTAGAAAGGCGGTGATTATAGTGAATAAGGCATACCGATATAGGCTCTACCCAACAACTGAACAAAAAATTATGTTTGCTAAGACTTTCGGCTGTGCCAGATTCATCTATAACAAGATGCT